TAAATTCTTCACATTAATTTTCCATATTGACAATACCTATATAAACTGTTAAAATTGAAATGAAGGTTGACTAAATTTTTATGGCAAAAGGATTCACTGTAAAAGCATCAGCACCAAGGACATCAGCACCAACAGAAGATTGGGACTATGGTGCAATTAAAGAAAGAATGAAAGGAAAGAGTATAGTATTCTGTCTTCCAGGACGTGGATGCTCTTTTATATTTCTCAAGGCATTTGTACAACTTTGTTTTGATATTGTACAAAATGGAATGAGTATTCAGATCTCACAAGATTACTCATCAATGGTAAACTTTGCACGTTGTAAATGTTTAGGTGCAAATGTATTAAGAGGTCCTAAGCAAATTCCGTGGGATGGAAAATTGCAATATGACTATCAACTATGGATTGACTCTGACATTGTTTTTGATACAAATAAGTTTTGGCAACTTTGTGATATGGCACTCAATGCTGAAGGTGAAGAAAAAGAAATCGTTGGTGGATGGTATGCCACGGAAGATGGGCACACAACATCTGTCGCACATTGGTTAGAAGAAGATGACTTCCGCAAGAATGGTGGAGTTATGAATCATGAAACTGTTGATAGTATCTCAAAGCGTCGTAAGCCCTTTACTGTTGACTATACAGGATTTGGTTGGGTGCTGATTAAGAAAGGTGTATTTGAAAACCTTGAATACCCTTGGTTTGCACCTAAGATGCAAGTCTTTGAATCTGGTGCGGTCCAGGACATGTGTGGCGAGGATGTCTCATTCTGTCTTGATGCAATTGAAAAGGGATTCGATATTTGGTGCGATCCTCGCATTCGTGTCGGACATGAAAAGACTCGTATTATTTAATATAGGATAATTATATGGCAGCAAATCGTAAATCACTGAGTGGTTCAGATGGTGTTGAGTCTCATCCCAAGAATACTCGACAGGGAAATGGGAAACACACAAAGTATACTGCAACGAGCAGAAACAACGCACGAAAACCTCGTAGAGGACAGGGTAAATAATCTTTCAGGGCATCTCGTTATGAGGTGCCTTTTTATTGCTTGTGTGACCTTATAGATACTTATGAGAGGCGCTCTCGTCTCTCGCAGGAAGTTTGAATTGAACCATAAAAAACCATGAAAGTCTAAAAATGTCTTACCTAAATCACAATCTTCCAACTTTTACTTGTTATATTCGTAATGAGTTTCTTTATAATCATAAAAAAAGGAATGGAGATGTAACTTTGTGTGACATACACTCTGTAGCATCCTTAGAGAAGCATGTACCCCTCTTTGAGGCGTTTCTAGAGAATGGGGTCAACTGGACTCGCAGACCAATTCATGCATTTTGTTGGAAACCAGATGCTCCAGTTTCAGAATTAGAAGAGTGTATGTGGTGGGATTGCTTTTCTCCTTATATTGATGTTCAGGTACGTTCAAGATTGGCTAACTTACGTGCTGAACTTATCAACTATAAGGGCAAAAAGAATGAAGGAACTTATATGTTTACTTTAGATTGGTCATGGGAATCAAAATCTACTTTGAACACGAACTTTAGTGAGACACCAGAGCATAAATGTGCTCATTTTTTCAAGATGGATAATGGAAACTTCTATGCATATCCAAATAATAAAATTTTATGGTATGACGATGCATGGACACGCAATAGAATTACCAAAAATCCAGGGTATGAAATCGATATGACTGAATATTCTGTTGAAAATCTTCGTAAAATTGAAACATCAGATGATTTTATGTACGAAGTAACGGAAATTAGGGATAGCAACCCCGTAAAAAGTTCTGATTTAACCAATCAGGAGCAAAAAAATGGGACAACCCTCGGATAGAGACAAGGATTACATGAAAGAAGTGTGGGGAACTACAAAATTAATCACAGATTACACTGTAAAACCACCAAAAATGCTTCGTGAGATTGCAAATGACGATTTAACACCAAAAAAACATGATTTTGTGACTCAAAACGAACTTCATGAGAAAATTCGTAACGATGATGACTATGATGATTGGGAATATGGAGCAGAACCATTATATGAGTCAAAAAACTATAATAAATAAGATAGATTCAGAGCATTAAATGCCTTTAGAAAGGGTAAGTCAAGGTTTTAAAGATATTAGTATGACTTTTCAGAGTAATCCTTTGAGTAGTGACTTGATTACCCTTAAAAATGAAAGCGCAATTGCACGTTCAATTCGAAATATTGTATTTACTGTACCAGGAGAGAAATTTTTTAATGAAAATTTTGGTTCTAGAGTAAGTAAGTCTTTATTTGAAAATGTTGACGATATATCGGCATCTATTATTCAGGATGAAATCGAAAATTCAATTTTAAATTATGAACCAAGAGTTGAATTGATTGAAGTTAAAACAAATCCTAACTATGATAATAACGAATTTAATGTAACTATAATTTATAAAATTATTGGTGCTGATGTGTCTACGCAACAATTAGAGTTCGTCTTGCAACCTACTAGGTAAAAATGTCATTAGTAAATTTTTCAAATCTGGATTTTGACCAGATAAAAACTACTCTCAAAGATTATTTAAGATCAAATTCGAATTTTACAGATTATGATTTTGATGGTTCAAATTTATCTACAATTTTGGATGTATTAGCATACAACACTTATATCACTTCATACAATGCCAATATGGTAACTAATGAAGTTTTTATTGATAGTGCAACTCTTAGAGAAAATGTAGTAGCACTTGCAAGAAATATTGGATATGTACCAAGATCAAAAAAATCTGCAGAAGCTAATATTTCCTTTTTTGTAGACACTTCAAGTGAAACTCTAAAACCATCATCATTGATTCTAAACAAAGGTCCAGTTGCCTCGTCTTCAGGATCTTTTGGAAATTCCTCATTTATTTTTTCAATATTAAATGATATAACTGTTCCAGTATTTGATAATATTGCATCATTTGATAATATTTTAGTGTATGAAGGAAATTTGTTATCTACAAATTTTACTGTAAGTTCTTTTAATCCAAATCAAAGATTTATTATTCCTAATTCTGGAATTGACACACAACATATAAATGTTTTTGTATTGGAAGATGGATCGAGAGTAAAATATCAATTAAAAAACGATTTATTTGATCTAAATTCAGAATCTAGAATTTATTTTATTCAAGAAATTGAAGATGAAAGATATGAATTACTTTTTCCCGATGGAATTTTTGGTAGAAAACTTGAAGATGGTGATGAAATTGAAATTGAATATATTGTAAATAATGGCAATTTAGCAAATGGAATAAATCAATTTCTATTCAGCGGAAGGTTGACATATATTAAAAATAATGATTTTATTAATATAACTTCTGGAATATCTTTAATATCAGCAAATACAAATTCAAGTGGTGGTGAAGTAATTGAGTCTGTGGAGTCTATTAAAAAATATGCACCAAAAGTTTATTCTTCTTACAATAGAGCATTGACTGTTAGTGACTATGAATCTTTAATACCTTCTCGCATATATCCAGAAACAGAATCGTTGACAGTTTTTGGTGGTGAAGATTTATCTCCTCCACAATATGGAAAAGTCTTTATAAGCATTAAACCAAGAAATGGTGATTTTATACCCAATTTAATTAAAGAAAATATTAAAAATAAACTTAAAAAATATGCTGTTGCAGGTATTGTTCCTGAAATATTAGATTTAAAATATCTTGAAGTTGAGGTAGATTCGAAAATATATTACAATACAAATTTGGCACCAAATTCTGCATATGTAAAAAGCATTATAAACTCAAATATAGAAAAATATGCGGAATCTAGCGAGTTAAATAAGTATGGGGCCAAATTTAAATATAGTAAATTTTTAAAAGTTATAGATCAAAGTGATCCATCAATAACTTCAAATATAACAACTGTTCAAATGAGAAGAGACTTGAGAATTGTTGCAAATTCCTTTGTTGAGTATCAAATAGGTTTTGGCAATGAATTTCACATAAAGGCATCTCAATTTAATATTAAAACAACATCTTTTAAAGCAAGAATAAGAAATCAAATTAAAGATGTATATTTTACAGATATTGTCGATAGTAATGATTCTACAAAAGGAAATATTTTTATTTTTAGTTTACCTTCACCAGCATCTAAAGATTTTGTTATAGAAAATCAAAATGCTGGGACTGTTGATTATAAAAACGGAGTTATAACGTTAAATACTATTAATATAATTTCTGCAAAATTTAAAGATGGACGAGAAATTATAGAAATAGCAGCAATTCCACATTCCAATGATGTGATTGGAAAACAAGATTTATATTTAAGACTAGATATAAGTAAGAGCAATTTTGAAATGATTCAAGATTCAATCTCATCAGGATTGGATTTTTCAGCTTCTAATTACACAGTATCCTCAAGTTATAGTAATGACAATTTAGTAAGATTATAATAAAATGACAGAAAAAAGAGTTCAATTCAATAACATTGTTAAAAATCAACTTCCAGAATATGTAAGAGAAGAATTTCCTCTTATTTTAGAATTTTTATCGCAATATTATATTGGGCAAGAGTATCAGGGGGCCCCTGCTGATTTAATACAAAATATTGATCGTTATATAAAACTAAATGAAAATACCAATTTTAATCAAAATATCAAATTAAACGGTAATATTTCTTTTGATGATACTACAATTAATATTGATGCAGATTTTGGAACAACAGATGATTTTCCGGATTCTTATGGACTTTTTAAAATAAATGATGAAATAATTACGTATAAAAATAAAGACAAATATTCTTTTTTAAATTGTATAAGAGGATTTTCTGGAATAACTTCATATAAAAAAATTGGAAACCCAGAATCATTACTTTTTGAGTCTTCAATATCAGAAGAGCATAATTCTGGAGATAACGTAGAGAATTTGAGTGTTTTATTTTTGAAAGAATTTTTAAGTAAAATAAAAAAACAATTTCTGCCAGGATTTGATGAAAGAAATTTGGTAACTAAAAAAGTACAAAGATTTCCTGGTGGACCAAGTGATGATTTTTCTTTAGATCAAAATATTTTTATTAAACAATCAAAAGATTTTTATTCATCTAAGGGAACTGACCAATCATTTAAAATTCTATTCTTAGCCCTTTATGGGGAAAATGTTGAAGTAATAAAACCAAGAGAGTTCTTATTTAGACCATCAGATGCTGGTTATAAAATAACAAATAATTTAGTTGTTGAAAGTGTATCTGGAAATCCATTTGAATTGGAAAATCTAACTCTTCGTCAGGATTCATACTTTAATATAACAAAAGCATTTTCACCAGTAACAAAAGTGGAAAAAGTAAATTCCGGAATTGGTACGATAAGTTACTATGAAATAAGTTTAGATTCTGGATATGATAGAGATATTGCAGTTGATGGTGCAATTTATGGAAAATTTTCAGTTCATCCAAAAACAAAAATAATCGGAGAAGTTTTAATAGGACAAACTTACATTGATGTAGATTCTACTCTAGGGTTTCCTTTAAGTGGAGAATTGTCTTTAACATACCCAAATGGAGAATCTGGTATTATTAATTATGAGTCAAAAACTTTTACACAATTTTCAAATTGTTCTGGAATAACAGCAACTATATCAGATAATACTCCAATTGATGTTAATACTTTTGCATATGCTTATGTTGGGATTGGAACCTCAAATTTAATAACAGTTAAAATACGATCAGTTTTAAATTCTCTAAATATAAACTATGATTCATATTATCATGCTGTCGGAGAAAAACTTAAAATAAAAACTTTAGGTATAAGTTTAAAAGATAAACTATCAAACAATTGGTATTTCAATACATCCCCATCATTTGAAGTTGAAAAAATCAATTCTCAACTTCCAGGAACTTATCGTATTATTTTATTTGATTCTCACGTATTTAGAATAGGTGATTCAATAGAAATCAAAGGTTCTGATGGGTCAATATATAAATTGAGTATAAAAAATATTTTAAGTGATAAAGTTTTTGATTGTGATGGACAATTTAATATAAACTTAAATTCTAAATTTATTTTAAAAAGAAATAGAACAAAAGCAGTTTCAACAAAATATAATATCAATACAATTGATGCAAATGTTCAAAATGTATATAAACTTGATAATAGGATATTAGTTTCTTCTTCATCTATTCCATATTATTCAAAACCAATTAATACCCAACTATTATCATATAGTTTAAATGGTATATTTCCTGAGAGTGAAATTTTTAAAATAACAATAAATTCAGATCATGGATTATATACTGGTGATGCTGTTTATTATACTCCAGAAAAAGATGGTGATACAGTTTTAAGTTCTCTATTTGAAGAGGGGATTTATTATGTTAAAAGAATAAATCAAAATGATATTAAATTGTCTAGAAGTAGATCAAATATTTTCAATGAAATTTATGTTAGATTATCTTCGGATAAAAATGTAGTTAATAATAAACTTGAATTATTGTATTTTAAAGGAAAATCTTTAGCAAATCAAAAACTTTTGAGAGAAATTTCTCCTCCTATAAACGATGGTAATTTATATCCCACAAATCCGGGACAAACTGGAATATTGATAAATGGAGTAGAAATTTTAAATTACAAATCAATAGATTCAATTTATTATGGAAATATTGAAAATATAAATGTTGTTGCTGGTGGAGAAGAATATGATATTATAAATCTTCCACAATTAATAATTAGAGATTCTATTGGAATTGGTGCCACTGGATATGTGGCAGTGAAAGGAAATTTAAAAGAAATAAAAATTATAAACCAAGGATTCGATTATTTAGAAACTCCCACAATAAAAATATCTGGAGGCAACGGAAGAGATGCCACAGCAGAAGTAATATTAACTGATACGTTACATCAAGTATCATTCAACTCAGAAGAAAAGTCAGCATTAGTTAATATATCAAATAATACTATAGGATTTTCAACATACCACAAATTTAGAAATAACGAACTATTAATTTATAAAACTTTTTCACAAAAAGCAATATCTGGATTGACAACTGATTCAAGTTATTATGTCTCGGTCCAAAATCCAACTACGATAAAGTTGTATAAAACTTCAAATGATTCTATTTTAGGAATTAATACAGTACCTTTGATTTCATATGGTAAAGGAAATCATACTTTTGAAGCATATAATAAGAAAAAAATAGTAAGTAAGATCACAGTAATAAATCCTGGAATAGATTATGAAAATAAAAA